GTCCTCAAAACATGAGGTCCCGGACTGGCGCATGTAACGACCGGTATGTGGAATAACCACACCGGTCTGCACGCGGCAAAACCTGCGTCCCGAAATCTTTGATCGGAACGTAGAGACTTGTTCCACTCTCATGTCTAAGAGTTGTGGAACACCTACACTAGCGACACCAGTAACCTTATCAATAAGGCGACCGGTATTAGCAAAGTGAGGCCTAGCAGAAGACTTCCAACTATCCAAAGGAATAGTTTGGTTGTCACCCCGTAACGCGACCCAATAGTACGGCTCATGTCTGTTCTCCTTTCTCACCTCTGGCTTGAATCTGAGGTAGAGAAAACGAAACAGTCCATGACCGATGCTTTTGGGTTTGACGTAACTGACAATCTCTAAAAATTTATAGAGATTGTTTAACGAGGCACACTTGATCCCAGAGTCATCCGGAAAGTCCGCAGGTACAATTTTTGCACCATCGACTACCGCGAGCAACTCTGAGCTTAAAAACTTAAGTGTGCTGCTAATCTCATACTCAGTCCAACGCATCAACAAACCATTGATGTATTTGTAGAGTATGGCTTCGTAGGCTTTCTTGCCTACGCTTGCCTGTCCATTCCGAGGTTGGAATGGACGGACATCCATCCCGTGGAAGTAATCACCTCCACAGGACTCCCGGAAGAACCCGTCACTAAATGTTTTATCAACATTAATAACGAATCCAATTTCACCGAAAACTTCCAAAACCCATGTATGAAGACGATTATGATAAATCATATCATCACCATACACAGAGATCAGATCGGGTCGACTCTTAGAAAAGAAAGTCTTCTCGATTGCCTTCAGTAAAGCCAGGAACAATAACGTTTGTAGCGGAAATGTGTACCCAATGCCCATTGTGCAATGTGTTAAACTATGCATTATGGTTCCATCGGGCAATAGGACGTCTGCTATGCGTGATTGACTAAGAATCTTAAACCAATCATCAGGTAACAAACGTTCAACTAGAGCATCAGAAATTGAATCTGATGCACTAGACAAGTCGGCAGTCACGTAGTTATTAACTACAGACGCACGACGGGCTAGACGACGATGCTTAACTTGTAAACGTCGAATATCGTAGCCTTTCCGTAACAGTCGAATGCGAATCATGTCTCCAATACCATAGCTCATATATGAGCCTATAGTGGTATTCGGCATAATCACTCGCAACGATTTAAACGTTTTTGGGACTAGCACCAGCTTCAGGTAGCTCGTCGCACAGTAGATGGATCCTTCTTTTAAAGGATCACTATCCTTTTGGTAGCCCAAATAATCTTGGGTCCGCCAATTCTGACGCATTTCTGCATCAAACCATGCGATTTGCTGTTGAGACCCGGATATCGGAGTCTCCCAGCGCTCAGCTTCACAAGCTTTGCGCGCAGGAATACCGACAGAGGCCTTCTTTCCAAATCTACAAAGGTTGCGATGTTCTTCATCGCTGTACGGGCCTAAAAGACGAGCCACGTATCTAGCTGCACGATCCAGCACTTTTGTCGTTTGCAACGACAGAGTATTGAGATCGACAGTAGCTAGACGATCTTGAGTTTCGATAAACTTACGAATTGTAAGCTTTTCTAGTTCTTGATCGCTGTAGGTATCATTACTGAACCTATACCTTTTTAGAATTGACTCTACTTGGTACTGGGCCTTAAACTTATAGGCATCAGACGAAGCAAAATCAAGTGTAGAATCCAATCCTCTAACCGTCGCAATATCACTAAGTAATAAACCACTTAGATGAGAACTGCAAAACAACGGGTCGTTAAGATTGGTTTGGAAATCCCTGATAAGGGTCGCTGCTGTATTAAGCATTAAGCGGTCCAGGTTGTAGGTTAAGCTGCCTACATGGGTTTTTCTTACCATTGCATTCTCCTATATGTTTGTAGAGAGAGTGTAGAGCCGAATCAGGTTACTGATCCGGTGGCCCAAAAGCCATCAGTATCTGCGTCAAAAAGAAGCTGTGCGCCGATCTTATTAAGTTCGATGCACTCAGCAGCCGTCAACGTAGGATGGACTTCGCGCTCAATTCGGATAGTGTTAAAAACCACTTTACCGGTTGAAAGGACGACAGGTTTAGCATATGAAATGCTTTTCTTGTCTTTTCCGTACGCGCCGGAGACGTTATCAAGTGTAGGCGGTCGATATTTGACCGTACATTGACGACGAGTTTGATAGTCGGCATCAGCCGGTACTACCAATTGAACTCCGTTTGCAATGGTTATGCCATTGTCAGCAAAAACCTGGGCTGTTCCGCCAGTAGCTGTAACAGTAGCTCCGGCCAGTAAGGACATATTTTTCAGTCCCATATGTTACCTCCTTGAGGCGCAGTCAATGACGAAACGTTCGCAAGCTCTTGCAAATAGAGCCCACAAGTAACGCTAAACCATCGACTGAGTGTAGAGTTGACAGTGATGAAGCTGTCAACTGCGGTGTGAGTGGCAACGACTGATTACACGTGCGAGTCACGATGTCCGAAGTAAACGAACCACCGGGAGCTACAGCAACGTACGTTGTTGCAGGCGCGGAACCAACAGAACAGGTGACACGAATAGGACCAACTTCGTCCCTCGTTTTAATCACCGTCGTGGTCCAGTTACCAAGAATAGTAACTGTTGGATTAGGCGTTACAGCCTGAATCCAATCGCCAACGTTGACGAACCAGTCAACCACAAAGCTCCAGGGTACGACTTCCCAAGCGGTTGTTGGAATATCTTGGCCACGAAGGCCAAGCATTTTCATTAACCGTTGGTTGTCTGTAAGAACTTTTTGTTCGTACACGACCCCGGCGTGCACACTGACGTGTTTCTCGGCAGTGTAACACATACTTCCCAACAGATTTGCTGGGAATGTGCCAGACAAATTCCTAGAGATCTTTCGATTTCCAAGATCAATGCTGGCTCTGGCAACTAGTCGACCCCCTTCATACGGCTTGCGTAAGCGAGCTATTTCCTTGGCGATACTTTTCGCATCAAGGATGAGAGGGGTCCAGCCGTAACGATATTCAAGCCAAGTTTGGGCACTAGCTCGAACAAAGTTTTTGGCTGTTTTCAGAAGCGCTTCACGTCTCTTAACC